CTTTATAAAACCAAATGCTATAGGTATCAGCACCTCGTGGTCCCCAACCTGCATTTACAGATTGCTTACTCATCATTTCAATATCTTCTTTGCGATATATCTTTTTTGCCTTAATCATTTTAGAGCAAAAATCTCTAGTAACATTTTCACCTTCTTCATTAAAAGTATCTTTTAAAGGTGCATATTGATACCTAACTTTAAATTGAACACCATCAACATCTTCATCTTGACTGCTTTTTGCATTAGGTCTAGCTGTTCCTGTAGATACAAATTCCCACAACTTAGACAGCAGGCTTTTACCTTTTGTATTTAATTGGTTTATTTGATAATCTAATGCATCTTCTGCTTCATAGTCTACCTTTCTTTCATCTATTAATTCCCATTCTGTCAAATCTTCATCTTCACCAAATGATTCTAATGTTACTTCTTCTAGCTTAACACAATTAGGCACTTTTTTACCATTTTTGGTCTTCATTCCCTTTTGTTCGTAACCATCCCAACAAGGTGCTTTAAGTTCTTCGTGATTTATACAAGGCATAAAATAAACTTCACCATCAACCTGCATTTCGTGAGAACCACCACACCCCATTTCTTTAGCTACCTTTTCTGCTTCTTCTTTGGTTTCATAAGCCTGTTTTCCATCAATCTTTTTAAGGTTTATAACTGATTCTTTTTTCCTTTTTGATTCTAAGTAATTTTTAACCTTAGATAAATTGATATTATCATTATCAAAGAATGAATTTGCTATTTCTTCAGGTAATTGTAAAAACTGAATTAAAAAAGTTTTAGCTTGGTCAGGTGTTAATATGCCTTCCTTCACTTTTTCAATAATCGATATCGCACTAGAAATTTGCGCACCATTGTATGAAGCATCTACCTTTTCAATTTCTGTATCTGTAATATTTTCTGTAACACTTTCAGTTATTATATCGACTTCTTCACCTGATTCAACACCTGTTTCTTCTTCAATAGTTTCTTTATCTTGTATTTCACTATCTACCTCAGTAAATTCTAGTGGTTGTAAGGTCGTAAAGTATAGATTTAAGCTAATATCATTGTAAGCTAGTATATTATCAAAAGAATCTATTAAAAGCTCCTGAAATGGTCTTATAACAGTATTATCCATCAATAAAGATGCAGTTTTAATTTCATCAGAATTTGACGAAAAACCTGTAGTAGATTTAATACCTAGTAAAAAAGGAGATACCACCCTATGTGCAACCTGAATTTTTGATTCTGCTTCCTCTGAAAGGAATTGATATTGGTTATGTGCATCACTTAATTGTACAGGTGTTATTTCTGCTTGACTTTCTTTATTGTCGTTAAAAGCTAAAATGAATTTACCAGCATTAGATGTTCCCGAAAACTTCTGTGCTATTTTTGTTTCTATTAATTGTCGTTCCTGTTGATTTGGTGTACCATTGTTAAAATTGATTAACATACTGGGGCTCAGACCGTTAAGAATATTATTGAGGTGATAATTAGATACTTCTTCTTCAAGTTCTGCGTACTGTAAACCACCTTGATAATCGACAGGTGAGTAATAATAGAAACCACTCTTATATGGTTTTACATAATATATTTCTATGTTTTCTTTTGACATTCCAAAAGCAGGAATTCTTAAAGGTTCATCACTTCTTTTTATGTTTGCCCAATCTTTAAAATAATAATAAGCAGGAACATCTCCTTCTTCATTTGCCTTTTCTGCTCTTAATGTTTCAATAGGAAAATGCTCAATTTGTGCAATTGTCTTTCTGTCTTTAGAATAAATAATTTGAATAGCACATTGCCCCATTAATTTAAGGTCATAGCATAATTTTCTGACTACAGCTTTTTTAAATAAAGAAACCATTTGAGCATACTCATTAGGCTTTTTATTTGAGTTTGTTGCATTTAGACCTTTTCCATAAATAGCCTGACTAATTCCATTGATAGCAGCATTATTTGTTGTTGAACCATTATATCTGTCAATAAGGTATTGAAAGTAATTATTGTCTGCACCATATTCAATATATTCTTTCCCTGTAACTTCTTTAATTTCAGGACTTGTATAGGTGCTTAAATTAACAAAGCCAAATTCTGATACCTTTGAATCTTTTTTAAATTGCCCATTACTATTTCTTACTTGTTTTTTCATCTTACTGTGTATGTATTATCAAATCCATTGTAGGTAGTAAATTCACCTTCGTTTAAATCATAATAATCATTGTTTGATTGGTCTATAGTTTGGTCTGTACAAAAAATTCTATCCCTGTAAATTGTTTCACCCCCAACAATAAGCCTTAAATCATAAAAATGGTTAATGACTAATATAGGGTCAAAGGTATTACTAAAATTTAAGTAATTATTTAAAGTTACTGCATCAGTAATATTATAAGTTTTTACCACATTAGTACTATCATCCCTTATTGATAAAGTAAAGGCTGCGACATAACTTCTAGGTATAATTGAAAACGATTGAGCAGTTGCGCTTGTTGTTAGTATAATCATTATTAATATAACGTAAAAAATACTCTAATTTGTAAAATCATTTAAGCAAAAAAAAAGCACCCTGTAAAAAGGATGCCTTAATTTTAACTAAATAATACTATGCAGTTGGGTCAATCTGTGCTGCACTTGCTGTTACAGCTTGTGCTGCTGCTAAGAAATAAGGTGCAGTTTCTTCCATTCCTTCGAATGTTAAAGTAAACCCTGAAAGGTCTCCTGCTGCTGCCCCTGTTACAACAGTACCACCTGTCGCTTCCATTCCATTTTCAAATCCACATAAGAACCTATTAGAATAGTAGTCCTCTACAACAATGTAGGGTCTAGATACTGCTAAAAGCTGCAATTCTGCTTGAGTTTTAGCATCTAAATATGTTAATGTTAGGTTTAAAGTCTGTGTATAAAAAGTCGTTCCATTTTCTCTGCTACTTGTTACAGTAGTTTCTAAACTAGAATTACCTTTTACATCAAATTCAAACCAAACAGGTGCAGGTGAAGCATCTGTAAATGTTGCTTCTTTTGTACTACCATCAACTACTACAGTAGCAATAGTTCCATAGTCTGCAAATAATACTTTCTTTATGCCTCCAAAGGCACTTTTACAAGGTAATTTTCTCCCTGTTGTTAATAGACAAGCCATTGATTTTATGATTTAAAAAAAAATGGGTAAGTAGAATCCTACCTACCCAATTTTTAAGATTATTAATTAATTTTAAGTATAAGAAACTAGGTCAGATGCTACACCAAATTGAACAGCACTTGTAAATCTCATTACCATTCTCACATTGTTACTTGCATCTAAATCTGTCATATCTAAAACCTTCACTTGTTGTGTAGAATTTAAAAGACCTGTTCCAAAATACAAGTTTGAACGTTGTGCAACAAACATTTTATTGTCTGACATTCCCGGGCAAACAAATATCTTCACACCATTTACTGTAAGTGAACCATTATTCCACCATTGTGTCCCCATATTAGCAACACCATTTGCTCCAAGTCCTGATGCTCCAAAACCACCTAATGCTTGTACATAAAGTTTTGCTGCTTTACTTCCGATGTACAAGAATAAATCTTCTTTACCATACAATGCTGCAGGAATTGCTTCTACTGTATCGGATAATTTTTCTACGATGTTAGCTGCTGTTAAAGCAACACCTCCACCAATCGCTTGTGCTGCAGGTACATCACCTGATGCTACTGCTGCTGCAATTAGTTTTTCAAATCCATCAAATGAATTGTTTGATGCTGCAGTTGTATCACCTCTCCAAATACAAAATTCTGTATTTTGTGCTACTTCAGAAGCAACGTGTGCAATCATAAAATCTGAAAATTTAGGAGGTAAAGTTTGACCTAAACCGTAGCCCATACTTTGGCTTTCCCACTCGTTTACGAAATCATACTTACACAATTGTAAGTTAACTTGTAATTCAACAGGTTGGATAATTCTCTCAGTTAATGTTACAGAACTGTTTGGTGCAAAATCACAACTTGCAGGAGAAACTAAATTTCCTGTAGCTAATTTTTTGATTACTTCTTTAAAAGCAATGTTTGCCTTTACTGTTAAACCTCCATCGTCAATTGTACTCGCTGAAAGTAAAGCTGCTGCTATGTACTCACCTGCGAACTCACCTGAATATGAGGTAGTTATGTTAGTGTCTGTCGCTAATGCAACATTTTTTAAATTACTCATTTTTATATTTTTAATTTATTAATATTATGATTCTGATGCCCAAATTCCCTGACCTCCTACGATGTAGTATTCAGTTAAACTTACTGCTCTTAATTCTACCCAATCTCCTAATTTAGATGTTGCTTTTGTATTAATTAAGTCTTTACCTAATACACCTGAAGAATGAAAAACTGCTGCAGCTTGTGTCATTCCTCCGATAATTTTGTTTGAGTCTTTAGGTGAAATTGTTACAGTATTGTTTCCATCTGCTCCTGTATTTCTAAAAAAGATAGACATACCAATATTTCCTGTTGTAATTAAAGGAATACCAATAGTCAAGGCATCTGTTGCCACGTTATGGTCATTTCCAATATCTCCTTGTGAAATATCTCCTGTTGCTGTGTAGTAGGACTGCCCTACTTGATTGTACTCTACATCGTTTGATGTGTAATTAAAAGTTCCCATTTTTTTTTATTTAATTTATTTATTTATTTAATCTTGCTAAAACTCTTTCCATAGCTGTAGAACCCATTTTACCTTTTGCAAATTCTTGTCTGTTTTTTTGCTTACTTACTGATTCAGGATTGTGTTTTATTGGCTTTGCCGATGCTTCAGAAAATTCTTCTTTTACTGTTCTAGATTTTAAAGGTGCTTGACTTTCTTTTGACATTTCTTCTTCTTCTACTTCTTCTTTAACATCTTCCATTCTATCCTTTTTATCATCTTTCAAATCTGCAATAGCATCTTCTAGGTTTTGGATTTTTACTTCCATTTGACGATAATCGTCTTTAGTAACATAGTTTCCTTCGTCAGCTAAATCTTCAGTAATTTCTTCACCTTCTTCAGTTTCCTTTGCAGGAACTTCGTCAGATACTTCTCTAATGTCAGCAATTGTACCTTCTTCTTCTACAACAACTAAACGCCCATCCTCTAAAAGATATTCGCCTACAGGCATCGCTACCTTCTCATCGTCAGTTACGATAAAGATTTCTTTTCCTTTTTCAAATGACTCAGCACTTACGACTGTACCATTTTCTAACTTGGTTTCTTCAAGTTTCACCTCTATATTTAGAAGCGTCTTAATTTGGTTTAACATTTCGTTTGATTTCATATTATTAGTATAACGGATTTAAATTAAATATTTGCGTTTTCATTCTGTTCTTGTTATCACACCTATGCCCTGAGCCTGCATAGAACCATCACAGCATTCAATTGAATACTTGCTAGTGTCCCAACATAAACAAGCACGCGAACCCCCTGTAGGACTTGTCCTAGATGGTATGAATGTTTTTTGGTTTCTTGTATTTCTTGCCATTAATTAGATGTCAAAATTTCTTTTATTTTTAATAAGGTCTTTTTATCAATTTCACTTGACATATCTTCTTTAACTGCTTCTTTAGGAGATTCCATTTTATCTGCAAAATAACCTTCAATCGAAAAACCCTTAACTTTATTTGTTTTAACATATTCATTCCAAATTTCATTATTATTTACTTTTACTGCACCCATCCAAGTCCCTACAGGAACATTTAAACCATACTTTCTTGACTTGTCCTGTATCTCATCTTCTACTAGCCAAGATTCAACCAATGTCAAACCTTTTAAATTTTCATTGTGTTCTAAAGTCGAATTATTTTGATAGCCATTTCTTAAATACAACTGTGATGCTTTTGCAATAGTATCTTTTGAAAAGAAAATGTAATATTCACCCTCATCACCTTTTCTGTAAATTGGTTTATTAGGAATAAGTAAAGCACCTAATAATATTCTTTTTTCTTTATCTATTTCAGCTAACTTTATTTCTTCAGTTTTTAAAGCTACAAAGTCAGATTCGATGGCAGGTGATTCTACAATTGAAATGGCTTCGATTCCACTTTCCTCTTGTTCTTCGTCTAATATTAATTCTACAATTCTCATATATTTATAACGTATTTAAATTCTAATTTTGCTTTTTACCCTCCAATTGATGCTTCGTCAATTATGTTTC